GGGTCTTCTTTCATAGCATCAAGAATAGGCATATAAGGCTCAACAGATTTTACTTGATCGTTGAGTCTCTTTGCCTCTCTACTTGAAGCTGCGTAGCGCTGTTGAATTTCATCAACAGACGCCTCTTCTTGCGCAGGGCTCTCACCTATATTGTTATTTATAGGCTCTTCGGAGGTTGCTGTCTGAGAAGGTTGTTCGGTGCCAGTGCCATCATCGTAGACCGCACTGTTGACCGACTTGTCTAGCTCGAGGAAGAACTCGTTTACGTTAAAGTCACTAGACGTGTCAGTAGATTCGCTTTCAGGGGCCACGGCAGCTAGAAATTCATCGTTGCTATCCATGACGTTGCTTACTAGTTCATCAGCCATAATTTATCATCCTTAATTTATCTATTTTTCCTTATCTGTGTCAACAGCTTTTAATCTTGAGTCCATTTCAGCTTTAAACTTCTCAAATTCAGTGCTTAACATGCCTCGCAACAACTTCTGCTGAGCTTCCGTTTCAAGAACATCCTTTCTTATTTCAGTCTCGGCTCCCATTACTTTTTGTTTAATACCAGCCTGGACTAGTTGACGTTCAAGTGTTTCTATGGTCCCTTCTTTATCCTTTATTGCTTCTGTCATTGATTCTACCTGACCCTGAAGCTGAGCATAAAGAGACTTACGTTCAATAATCTGCTCCTTACCTCTAATATCAGTTTCAGCTAACATCGCTATATCATCAATGAGACCCGCCTGGAACCACTTAAAATATTCTTCAATAAGCGCCCATCTATTAAGAGGTAGAGTGGCTCCAGCCACGATACGTATATCAAAACGAGCGCTTGCATAATCTTTAAATTTCCCAATAGCATTACCAAAATCATTATAGATTGGTATATTTACCCTTACTTCCTTCTCCTCAGAATCACCAGCCTGCGGCTGAACTATTCTAAAAACCTTATCAGCCGTGTAATGCGATTGAGCAACTTCTTTAAATACCACTCCAAGATACTCAAGAGCTGGTTCAACAATATTATTCATCCACGCTTTTAGTCTACGAGTACCAAACTCATCATTAGCAAGTAGTCCTCTATAAGTCTCAGACTGTTCCTGAGTAAACCCCATCATAGCAGATGGCACACCAGATATATACTCAGCATCAGTTTTACCTTCCTGAGTAATAGTGTAAAAGGCATTATTGATAGGAGCTGGAAGAACGGGTTGAGGGACTGCGAATCCCTGCCTATACTTTAACAAAGCTCCAGGCGCTGTGGAATATTGCTCCCATTCTTCCTCATCAACACTACCTTCCTCATAAAGCCATCTCATATTAGAGGATAGATTAGCATTATGAATCATTATCTGATGTGCCTTGTTAATTTCTCTTTGCTTCCCAACAAGCGGCATAACAGCCGACATGGGATAGGGAACTCCAGTATACAAATAAGGAAAAGGAACTATAGGATAATGCTCAAACGGCATCTCATACTCATATAAAAACTGGTCACTAACGGTACATGTCAGCTTAATACGCACTCTATAAAAAGGAATAGAATCAATAATATTTTCTTTTGTTTCGGGATGGTCTTTAATCGAATTAAACTCATCAGCAGACATTACCACCTGTTCAACCTGAGTCTTCAATTCTTGAGCCTGACTCATTAGCATCTGTTGATTTTTCTCAACAGCTTCCATCATCTCCTTTTCAGCTTTATCTAATTCAAGCTCAGCCCGCTCTTCTATAATCTCCGCATTAGCTAATTGCTCCTTTATTTTTTGTTGCTTTTCAGCATATTGAACAGACATTTCATCTTGAAATTCCTGTTGCTTAACCTGCATCTCTTTATCAATTTCAGATGATTGCGCTGGTGTTACAGGAATCTTCATAAAGGCTGTGACAAAGGGAACCTTTATTTTTTCATAACATTCATAGTAATCAAGAAGATCATCATCCTCACCATCAAGACTAATGCCAAGAGTAATATCCTCTGGGAGGATACTCTGAGCATCAGACCTATCAGCCATTGAATATTGTGAAACCTGACCCATATTACTCGCAGCCTTAATCTTTCTCTCATGGTCTGGCATCATCTTAATAAGCTGAGTTCTAGCAAGAAGTTTTCTAACCATGATATAAGACGCATCTCTAAATAAGAAATCTCTTGAAGATGGGTCTACATATACATCATACGGGTCTACACGACTAAAGGAAACCTCACCCATTCCCATATCAGCGTCTCTATCTATATCAACAAGAAAATAACCAATTCCTTTAGTAAGAGAATCAAGCGCAACCTGACCATATAATGATTTACCATTAGAAAGACCCCAACAATAGTCAGCTATATCTGAGTGTACCTGAGCAACATCTACGTCTGAACCCTCAGCTCCAACAGCCTTCCACTTGGGATTATTAGCCGTTACGAAGTAACGCATTATTTCTATAATAGGAAGAATCCTATTAATAATAAATGTAGGCATCCCAGCTTCTTCAATATCACTTCTCTCAGTTGAGGTTAACTGTTCACCTAAATAGAAGTCATATCCTTCTTGACTAAGACCTTGCCATCTTTGTCTATGAAGATTATTAGTCTTCTCCCAAAGAGTCTTAATTACATCAGCTCTTTCTTTATTTGATTTTCTACCTGGTTTTGCCATTATTCCCTTATTTCAAAGTGTGGAAGATCATCGAATTTATTATCCTTCACTTGCGTATCTCTGTCCCAGTCACCGCCCCAACGTATCTTCAATCCCATTTGCGACGCGATGCCCAGAACAAAACCACCAAAGTAATGAAACCTATCACGGTCGCTCCAGTCGATAGGGTAAGGAGCCACATCCACGGCTTTTGAAGGACTAGCATTATGATTACCATCAGGATAACGAAGCTTACTTCGTCCCTCGTCAAACGCTTTATTCTGATCTGCCTTACCTCTATGACCTTGGATTACAGAACAATCAAAGTGTTTTACTACTTCTTTAAAAAGGTCTTGTAACCTATCATCGCATGTTGCAAGCCTCTTTTTAGATCGAGACCCAAATCTAGGCATTACTTCTTTTTACAACTATAAGTACGACCGTCCCAAGTAAAACTCTTTGCTCCACCAGCGCATCCAGCTTTAAAAGCTGATCTAAAACTCTTAGCTGCTTTGGTTTTCTTGCCATACTTCACATAATCAGGTCCTTTCTTAGTAGTCACACGTTTTACCGCTCCTCTACGAACCTGAGTATCTGCAGTTGCTCCAATAGCCTTAGGTCTTCCCTTTTTCGTACTAATGAGACCAGTGCCCTTAGCTCTTTTACCAGCTTGTGCTCTTTTGTCTCTCGCAATTGCTTTTTTGCCAGTCTTCTTGAGTTTTCTTTGCCGTCTTCGCTCTTTACTTTCAGCGTCAAACGGGTTCAGCTTCTCCGCAACTCTAGAAGCAGTGCCCTTAGCCTTAGCAGCAACTGCCTTTGTCTTTGAAAAGGCTGGTTTCTTTTTCTTTTTCATTGGTCCTGTTCCACTTGCCATTTTACTATTCTCCTGTTATGTTGTTAATATATCTCATTTATTATTTATTTCTCTCTAATGCTTTCCTCTCTTTTTCCACTGCGGCTTTTTGGTCAGAACGCGTTAGCCTGTAATCATTTCTTGCCTGCCGAGAAGCATCATAATTTTTCTGAGCCACAGAAGGTGTGTAACTCTCATTAATAATCCTTGCTTGCTCTGGTCTTACATTTACACCCTGAGCAGCTTTCGTTCTTTGAGCAACTTTCCCACCAGCTTCTGCTATTTTGTGTGTCTGAAATACGGGGGGAGTGACTTTGGTCATACTTTGCACTAAATCTTGAACGGCACTCATACCACCCTTATCATATCTTTGCATCATAGCTATAAAAGAAGGATAAGGTTTAGTCATATCATAACCAGTTGCTTCAATCTGGTCTATCATTTTATTATAGAATTTCCTTTTATCTATAAGCTCACGACCTACCTTTGATAACTTTTTTGCTTTAGCAAGACCAGCGCCAACTCCCACAATAGGAACAGCAGCA